GGTCCGCACCATCTTTGGCATGTAGCTCAGTTGGTAGATGCACCCGTCTGTTAAACGGGAGGTCGCAGGTTCGAGTCCTGCCATGCCAGCCAGCGTGACTGGTCGCGAAGAGTCGAGCGGGGAGGCTGTGAACCTCCCTTACCGGATGCGAGTTCCGGCAGTCACTCCACAAACGCAAAAAGCCCCGTCAGTCCTGTTCAAGGACCGGCGGGGCTTTCGTGTTTCTACTGGGCTACTTCAGGTGCATCCGCTTCTCGACGAGCATCGCGCCGACCGCGAAGCCCGCTCCGAAGAGCAGGCCGTTCAGTACGATGCCGACGGCCGAGACGAGCAACTGCAACAGCATGAGCAGGACGTTCATGTCAGTGGTTCCCCTGTGCATTGTTCACCTTCTCGTAGGTGCGAAGACCGGCCATGCCGAGCATCGCGAGAAGGATCGGTGAGAGTGTGGACATATCGACTACGGGTGCTACGAACGGCTTGCCGTGGGCAACCGCCACGAGGGCGATGACCATCTGCACGAACGGACCGACGACGTATGCCATCGCCAGTCCACCACCACAGACCCAACCGACGCCCGGTCGCCAGCCGGCGATGAACGCGTTCGGGGATGCGGCCTCGACCGCGTTGATGTTCGCCTGCTGCGCCATCGCGGCGAGATCACCGCTCTGCTGCATCTCGGCGAGCTTCTGGATCGCATCGGCCTTGGCTTTCGGATCGGGGACGAACCGTTCGATCAGAGCCTTGCCGAAGTCGAGCACGCTACTCAGTGGATCGAGTGACATCATTGCCTCCGCGCCAAGAGCCGATCGAGCTTACGACTCTGCTCGTGCTGCTCGGTCTTGATCTCGTCGAGCGACTTGTCGACGCCCTTCGTGTGATCTTCGAGCACGCTGATGCGTGACTCGTGGTTGTGCCCCTCGGTCGAAAGCCGAGAGGCCATCGCCGCTACTCCCGTGATCGCCACGCCGATGATGGCCGTGATGAGGGCCTTGATGACCCACGAGGGAATGACGGTCTGCTTCAGTACTGTATGGTTCACTGGGTCCCTCCGGGTGGCACCAATGGCACAGATGGTTGGCCGGCCTGACGGGCCTGCTGGTACGCCTGCGCGTTCGCTCTGATCCATGCCGCCCGAGCCTTCAGACGCTCGGCTCTGATGTACGAACGGAGCACCGACTTCGCAGCGATCGGGTTCATGCCCTGCGTCCGCTGCGCTGCCTGTGTCGCCGCCGTGATGTCCGCCTGCTTGATCGCTTCCGCGTAGCTCTGCGCCTGCTCGATCGGGATCTCGCCCTTGACCCCGATGAACGGGATCGTCTCGGGCGTCAGCTTCGTCGAGTATGTCTGGAGTCCGACGCCGAAGGCTGCCGGCAGCGAGTACGCGAGTCCCTCGATGCCCTTGTCCTTCAGTGCGTCGTAGACGTCCTGCATCGCGAGCGGGACGGCGCGCTGAACCAGAGCCGTCGGCCAGTTGAACTTCTGGCCGCTCTGGTCCTTGCCCCGCATCCAGTCGGTCACGAACGAGGCCACGGGGGCTTCCTTCGCGATGACGAACTGCGTGAGCTTGTCGAGCCGTGTCGGGACGCCGTACTTCGAGCCGAGTTCCGTGACCTTGCCCGTGTCCGCGTTCAGCGACTCGTTCGACATGATCTGCGTGCCGAGCCGGATGAACTGGAACATGCCGCCACCGAGGTCGATGCGCGTGTTGCCCACCCGGATCTTGCCAGCGTCCGAGGAGCGGAAGTCCCACGTCACCTTGGCTCCGCCGGCAGCCGCGAGGCCAACCAGCGAGACGATGGCCGCCGCCGAAGCGAGGTTCGTCTTGATCGCCTGCGCCCGAACGAACGGATGCAGGCCGACGTAGTAGCCGGGGTTCAGCGTCTGGATGCGGGCCATCGCCAGCCGAGGGCTGAACAGAACCGTCGACAGGAGGCCGGTAGGCAGGTCGCCGATCTTCCCTCGCCCTGTGGACGTGTTGACCCAGTCGGCGAGATCCTTGGTGAACTTGGCATCGTTGACATCCACGCCGGCCGCCGCCGCCTCGCGCAGCGTGTTCGAGAACACGTCGAAGCGGACGCGGTTGAGGAACGTCGTGTATGCCTGCTCCGACTTACGGATCATCGTGCCCGCGCCGAGCGGAAGCTGCTCCGCCATGCTGGAGGCGAACGCCTCCTCGCGTGGGGCGAGCTTGTTGTGCAGGTCCGTGAGCGCGAGCCCGCCGGACTGGGCGGCCTCGTAGTCAGGATGGTTGCGGATGTACGCCTGCGACTCGTGGAACGTGGCGTCGTCGAACGCACCGAACATCGAGCCCATGTGCTGCCAGTACTCGGGACGCGACATCATGAGGATGCCCTGCCGGCCGGGGGCCGACACGTCAAACGAGGACATCACAGCGCGCGGCACACCGAGGGCCTGCTTGACGCGGTCCCACGAGGTGGCTGGCTTGTTCGAGTCGGCCCATGCGTCGAACCGGTCGATGGTCGCGCGCGCGGCCTTGGGCAGCGGCACACCGTCGATCCCCGACTGCTGGTGGAACTTCACCAGTTCGCGGGTCCACGCATCGTTCGTCATGCCCTGTCCGTGCCACAGGCCCACCTGCTGTTCGAGCGAGGACATGTAGTTCAGGGCCTGCTGCCAGTTCGGCGTCTGGCCGGGCGGCGTGGCCGAGGTCTCGGGCTCGTGGAGCGCCTTGATGCTCTCCAGAGCCGATTGGATGCGGACCGGGTCCTGCGACTCGGTCGCGATCGCGAACTCGTTCCATGCGTTGTTTTTCTGCGTCTCGGCGACCGCGTCCAGCTTCGGCATCCCGCGTGCTGCCTTGGCCTGCGGCACCATCGGCGTGTCTTCGGGAACCTCGGTCGCGACCTCCCTCGCGCTGTTCATCGACCAGCGGGCCTTTGGCTTCGGCATCGCGATCGGGGCAGCGGCAGGAGCCGAGCCGGAGACTTCCTTCTCGGGCTTCGGCTTGATGATCGTGCTGGTCACGTCCGGGTCGGGCGGCGTACGCGAGTTGACGTACAGGTCCTTCAGTGCCTTCTGCACCTCGGGGTCCGATTGGACGCGGGTCTCCAGCGTGTTCTGGAGTGACTGCCACGCGGGCACACTCACGTCGTCGACGTGCGTGAGCTTGCCTACCTCCGCCTGCTTGAGGGCGGCCGTGCCCCGCAAGTAGTCGTGGATGAGGGGCACCTGCTTCTCGGGCTGTGACAGCGAGTCACCGATCCAACGCTCGACATCGGTGGGCGTGTGACCGGCAGCGCCGGCCACCTTCCCACCAGACTCTTCGACGTCGCGACCGGTCGTCCCGATGAAGCGAGCGATCCCCTCCATCAGCGGTTCGTAGTCCATGTGTTCTCCTTACAGGCCCGCCTTCTTGACGAAGGAGCGGACTCGGTTGATCTGCTGCTTGTACCACGCGGGCTGTTCCTTGTAGTCCTTCGGCGGCAGGTTCTGCTTGCCCTTGTGGCCCGTCTCGGTGACTCCTTGGAACTCACCGCCGGGTCCGAGGTGCGCGACCGCAAGCTGCTTGTTGTCACGCGCGATCTCCATCGCCTTGTCCTTGTCGTCGACCATGATGTTCAGGTCGAGACTGAACTCGCCCGTCGGCATCTTGGTCTTCGGGTCCGTGAGTTGCCAGACACCGATCGTCGGCTTGAGGCCCTTCTTCTCCATCTCGTCGATGAGCGGCTGGACCTGCTGCTTGAACTTGAGGATGCGGCCGGGGTAGAGCACGTTGCGCTTCGCGTTGTGCGAGATGAGCGAGACGACGTTACCCTCGTGCTTGGCAGGCTCGAACGTGTTCGGGTCGAACGTGTGACCCGACTGATCGGCCGTAGCTCCCTCGGTCTTGACCCAGTGGCCCTCGTCCGCCTTCTCGATCGCCTTACGGACCGGCGCGAGCCCTTGGTAGAGGTTCTGCATCATCTTCAGGTGGTCGGTCGCCTCGTGCGCGTACTCCTCGGGCGTGAGCCCGCCGAGCTTACGATCGACGAGATCTTCGAGGGGACGAGCGGAGCCCGTCTTCGTCGAAGCTGCACGGCCGCCGATCGCTTCCTTCTCTTGGATCGAGCCGACGCGCGCACCTTCCCAGACGGCCGCTTGGAACTCGGCCGGGGACATGCTATTGTCGGCCGCAAGCTGCCGGACCGCGCTCTCGTACATCTTGTAGTTGTTCGGCTTGAGCGCCGTCACGTCGTTCATCTTGAGCGCGCGGAGCATCCACCGGTCGAGCACGACGGCGTTCGGGTCGCCCCGAAGCGCGTCGAGGAAGTTCTTGATCTTCGTGTTCGGGGGCAGCGGCTCGCCCTTTGCGGCGGACTCCAACTGGCCGCGCATCGAGTCACCACGGAAGCCCTCGAACGGCATGCCGCCCTTCCACTGCGAGTACGCCTTGAGGGCCATCGCAGCGCCGGACTCGGTCTGGCCGTTGGCCGACGTGACTGCGAGGAAGCGGAGGAACATGTCCGAGTCTTCCCCGAACTGCTGCTTCACCCACTTCGCCGTCTTGTCGTACCAGCCCATGCCGTACTTGCCCGACTCCTTGAGCGCGAGCAGGTCGTCGAGGTTCTTCTCGGCGGTGCCCGTGTCCTTGAACATGCGGGTGAAGCTCTTCTGCGCCATCGCGCTGATCTTCTCGATGAACGGCTTCACCACCTCGCCGTACTTGCCGACGAGGTACGACGCAAGGCTCTCCGGGTCACGGAGCTTCTTGGCGAACATGCTGGCCGCCAAGTCGAGGGCCGCGTCCCCGATCATCGTCGGGTCGAAGCCCGCGTTCGCGCGGCCGAGCTTACTGTTGAGGCGTGCCCTCGCTGCTTCCGCGACCTTGTCGAGGGACGCCGCGACCTGTGCCTGATGCTGGCCGATCGGCTGGCGGATGACGTCCGCCGTTGCCATCTGGCCCTCGGGCAGCTTCGTGCTCGCGGTGATCTCGAAGCCACGGGGCGCGAGGTAGTTCTTCATCTGCTTCTCGATCGGGATCTTGCCCCCGTTCGAGTCGATCTTCGTCAGCCGCATCGTGACGGGCACACCGTGCTCGTCGGCCGTCGTGGTGATGTGATCGAGGACCTTGCCCAGTGCGCCACGCTCGGCCTGCACGCCGCCGGGGAGCCCGAGACGCTCGATGTGTAGCGCGCCGTTCTGCTCCTTCACGACTGCGTGTTCACCCACGGACAGCTTGCCGAGGGCCTCGGCCGCCCGGTTCGCGGGCGCTTCGGGTGTGGCTGGCGAGGCAGGAGTCGCACCTGCAACCTCCGCGTTCAGAGCGCGGGGCTCCACTGTTGAGCTACTCGCCGACGGTGCGGCCGGCGCGAGAGCCTCCTCACGCGGCGTGACAACTGGGGCCGGGACAGCGGCCGGGGCCGCCTCCACTGCCTTGGCGCGCGGCTTCTTCAGCGGGGTCTCGGGGACACCGAGGACCTCGCGCACGCGCGCGTCCCGCATCGCCGGAGTCACCTCGGGCTGCGGCGGGACGGCAAGCCGCTCGCGGGGCTCGATGGCAGGCTCGGTGTTCGGAGCGATGCCGCTCGCGGGCGGGGCCTGAAGCTCATTCATCTGTGTGCGGAGACCGGTCGGCGGAAGCTGTGCTTCACCCTGCATGACCGGACGCGGTTCGAGTGGCCGCGTCTCCATCGTCGGTGCGGACTCGGCCGCTTGGCCGGGACCCGCGAGTGCGCCGGGCGACGTCAGCGAGGGAGGCCCGCCGGTTGGCTCGGTCGGAGGGAGCGCGACGTTCTTGAAGTTCGCCGTCTCGTTCTCGGCCGCCTGCGCGAGCTTGATCTTGTTGCCGATGACGTCGATCGCCTTGAGGCCGGCCGGCGTCTGGAGCGCGTCGGACCCGTGCTCGGAAGCGACGATGCCCTGCGCGACGACGTACGGATCGCCTTGCAGCGGGTACTGCGTGCGGTCGGCCCGGAACGTGACCGCCGTGTTCGTGATCTTGTCGGCCTGCACCCGCTTCTGGTACGCAGCCGCACTCTCGTCGGACAGCTTCGACAGGCGTGCCTTGTCAGCGTACTCCGCTTGGTTCTTCCGCAGAGCCGCCGCATTGGCACCGCTCACCTCTTCAGCGACAGCATCAGCCTTGGCCGCAGCCTTGGCCGCACGCTCACCGGGAAGCCGCGCGAGCGCACCGACAGACTCGCCGAGCAGGCCGAGACCGCCGCCGAGTGCGAAGCCGCCCTCAGCGCCCTTGCTGCCCTCCTCGATGCCTCCGCGCACCATCTCGTGCGCGATGTCCGCCGGGCTCAGGTTCGCTGCGCCGGCTTCGAGAGCCGCCCGCGTTGCGCCCTGCACGCCGAGCCCGAGGCCGCCGACGATTGCGCCGGTAGCCGCGTGCTTCGCTGCTTGCAGGATCGGGTTCACGGCCTTGGCCGCGACTGCACCCTCCTTCGCCACGAGGCCCATGGCCTGAAGCGCCTTGTTGAGCGGGCCTGCGCCGGCCCCGAGGAACAGGGCATCGGCAGCCGCCCTCGCTGGCTCGGTGATCTGCGTGCGCTGCATCGCGTCGAGGTCCTGATCCATGGAGTCGATCGTCTGCTGCTTGCCGAGTTCGGCGTTGCGCGCCCGGCGTGACGCCTCACCCATGATCTCGTCGTCGGTGAAGCCCTGCGCCCGGAGGCCGGGAGCGAGCTTGCCGAAGTACTCCTGCGTGCGGCCCTCGACATTCGGGCCAGCGGCGACCTGCGCCATCTTCCGCTGCTGGTCGAGGATGAACGCCTCGTCCACCGCCATGTTGCCCGCGTGCCCGGCGGCGAACGCAAGCTGTGTCGGCGCGCCACCGAGGGCTTTCGCCACCTGACCGGCCCCCGCCTTGAACGCAGCGGTGCCAACGCCAGCGAGCATGCCCGGCACTTCGGCCGCCGCGTAGGGCGCGAGCCCAACGGCCGCCTCGCCCACTGCATGACGCAGCGGCGTGGTCGACTGCATGAGCGTCGGCTTGAAGTCGGCGAGGTACGTGTCCTTCAGCTTCTTGTCGTACGCCTCGGGCGTCATCTCGCTCGCGAAGCGCGCGCGATGCCGCTGGAGGATCTCGCGATCGGACATCCCGCTCATGTCGAAGTCGCCCTCGAACTTCGCGCGGATGCCGTTCGCGATGTGGTTGATCTTCGCCTCGTCGAGGTCGCCGCCCTTGTACTCCGGGGCACCAGCCTTCGGGGCAGGAGCAGGCGTGGGGACCGGAGCCGGAGAGTCCACGGTGTCGGCTTCATTCCCTGCAACGGGATCGGCCGCCGGGGCGTTCGGGTCCAACGCCGCCGTGTCGGTAGGCGTCGAGTACTGGGGACGTCCCGCCGCCGCCTCCTGCGCCCGCAGGCGCTTCATCATCTCCGAGAACTTCTCCGCCATGGTGCTACCTCCTTAGAACTTCTCTTTCGCGCCTGTGGACTTGGCCTTCGGCGTGCCGGCCGCCTGCGTGTGCTTCGCTGGCGTCTGACCCTTCTCGCGCGCTTCCTCATCTTCGAGCATGGTGTGGAACTCTTCCGAGAGCGAGTCGAGATCGACCGGGTCGTAGGTCTTCGTCAGATCCTTGCCGTCGATCCCGCGCTTGGCGAGATGTTCGGCCACGGCCTTCATGAACATCTGCTGACCGGTCGGGTTGAGCCGCGAGGACATCGACTGTGCCCGCAGGAGCGCCGACTGGTACATCGTGTCGCCGCGCATCTTGGCCCGCTGGTTCTGGCCGGCGATGACCTCGTGCGTGCGCTGCTCTTCCTGCGCGTGCGTGAGATGCTGGTTGCCGACTTCGGCAGCCTGAGCCTTCTCCTTCTCGGAGAGCGCGACGCGCCAGTTGCCCTTCGCCTCGGCCTCGGCCGCCTTGGCCTCGTGCATCTTCTGCTTGAGGACCATCTGCGCCGAGAAGCTGTTGTCCGCGCGTGCGTTCCGCTCGGCAAGCTGCTGGTCGTAGTCGGCGAGCCCACTGCGGCCTGACTGCTTGACCGCCGGGTTCATGTCACCGAGCGCGAGCAGACCGCGCTTCCAGCCCTCGGGCTTCTCGCGGTTGGCCTCGTGCTCCTTCATCGCCTTGACCTCGGCCTCGTACTCCCCTTGGAAGTCACGGCCGGGGTGCATCTTCTGGAAGAGCGCATCGAGGTCGATCGCGTTCTGGTGGATCTCGACGCGGTGATCGTGCTCGGCCTTGTCGATGTTGTACTGGTCCTTGCCGCTCTCGCCCTTGTACTTCGGGTCGTTCGGGTCGGGCTCGACCAGTTCGGGCAACTGGAATCCGCGCTGAGGAGCCGCTGCGGCCGGAGTGCTCGTGCCGTCGGCAGCCGCCGAAGCGGGGGCCGGGGGTGCCGGAGCAGCAGCCGCCGGGGCGACTGACGCTGCGGACGCGGACGCCGGGGCAGCCGCTGAGGCCGGAGCGACAGCAGCCTGTGAAGGGCTGCCGGCCGGCTGACGGGCGGGCATGCCCATGTTCGCGGCAACGACCGGGCTCATCGGGCCCTGTCCAGCAGGGATCGCCGCACCGCCCTGCTGCGACATCAGGTCGCGGATCATCGCGAGCTTGGCCGGATCGGTGGTCGGGACCGGCTGCGCGGAATCACTGACAGCCTGCGTGAACTTGCGTGGAACGCTCATTAGCGACCTCGTGCGTTGTAGTAGTTGGTCTCGTCCTTGCCGACGCCGGGTGCCGGCGCGTCTGCATCGGAGCCAGCGGCCTTCTGCTTCGGCATCGTCGCCGCCCACTGGCCGGCCGCGCCCGCGATCTTCTCGAAGGGCGACGGCTGCTCGTTGTTGTAGATCTGCCCTCGCTCGGCGACGCCCGCGAGGTTCTGGTTCAGGCCGGTCGCGCTCGCGAGAGCGCCCTGCCACATGCCAGCCTTCTGCGTCGATTCGAGGGAGCCCTGAATCTGGGGCGCGGTCGCAGTGGCGAAGTCGGAAGCGCCCGAGGTCGCACCAGAGCCATTGCCCATGCCGGACGCAGCAGCGTTCGACGCGAGGTTGCCCTCAGCGGTCTGGCCCGAGGTGGCCGCCTGCCGGAGCAGGTTCTGGCCGTAGGGCGAGGACAGGATGTTGTTGTAGAGCTTCATGGCGTCGGCGTTGATAGCGTCAGGGCCGAACCGGCGGCGGAGTTCCTCCGGGTCAGCGTACTTGCGCTTCTTGCCGAAGATCGCGCCGAGGCCGTTCAGGATGTACGGAGCGGCGGTGAGGAGAGCAGCAGGCATGTGTACCTCTTACGCGATGTAGCCCCAGACTTCGATGGTGGCGTTGGCCGCGAGTGTGCTTCCCGTGGTGACGGTAAGCTGGAAGTTGGCACCGCTTGCAAGCTCGGTGTACTGAGTCGGAGCGGTCGTGGTGATCTGGAAGATCGGGCCGATGGCGGCGTAACCCGTGGCAGCGGTCAGCGTCGCGAGGGAGAACGTCTGCACGAAGCCCGTGAGGCTGTAGCTCGTGCCGCCCGCCAGTGAGGCCGTCGGGCTGTGGAAGACCACGAACATGACGCGCACCTTCTGGGTGCCCGAGAGTGTCGGGGCCGTGAAGATCGTGGTCGTTGCCGCCGTCTTCATGTCGATGGTCGCCGAGCCGAGAAGCGCGAGACCCTTCTGCTTCAATGAGGCCATGGGTTACTCCTTACTGGTTGAGCGCACTGTAGTAGACGTTCTCGTCTTCCCACGAGACATGTTCGTCCTCGTAGAAGAGATCGGCACTGGTGCCAGTGAAGACGCCAGTTGCGGAGATGCTGGCTCGAACGGAGGGGATGCTGTCGAGGACCTGTAGGAAGTCGCCCGTCTGTCCCGAGCGGCGAGTCTGGAGCTTGAGGAGTACGCAGCCGTTCGCGCCGTTCGTGTCGTCCGCGATGATGCGGAGTACGGTGGTCGGGCTTGCCTCGGGGGCCGCAAAGCCCACAGCGCCAGCCTGCGCGTTCGTGATGAGCGTGTAGGCGGAACTGATGCCGAAGCGGGTGAAGACGCCGTTACCCGCCGAGGAGAGGAAGACCGAGCGGTGTGTCGAAGCAAGGTCACCAACGAGCATCCGGAAGCTGTTCGCGATGTTGAGTGAGTCGGACCATGCGGCGACGTGGCTGACGTTGAACAGGTTCAGGTCACTCGTCGTCTGGAGGCACTGAAGGGCATCGCTCGCGCCAGCGAAGTAGCAACCGGCGCTGGTCTGTCCGATGACGACGTGTCCGTTGGCGGTCAGCACAGCGAAGTTCTGCGTGCCGAGCGTCTTGTTAGGGGCCGTGCCGGTCGTCGAGTTGTAGACGATGAAGTCCGCTCCCGAGATCGAGAGTGGCTCGTTCATGAAAAGGCCAGTCCACGCGGACGTGAAGTCCTGTGGGTTCGCGTTGAAGCCCCACCCGATCTGCGTCGCACCGGCTGAAGACTGGCGGCGAATCCAGCCCTTGTTCGTCGCGATGGTGATGAAGTTCAGTTCACCACGGTTCGGGCCGCCGAACTGAAGGTGGGCTCCGATGGCGTTGCCACTCACGACAGTGCCCGCCTCGAAGATCGAGAAGGCAGTCTGCCGCTTGAACGTCATCGTCTGCGTGGTGATCGTGGGAAGTGTGTTCGAGAGCGTCAACTGACCGCCCGTCACCTTCGTCACGACGTAAGTGCCTGACGGGATGCCCGAGCCGGTGACGATGTCACCCGAGGCGTAGCCGTTCGAGGCAGCGCCTGCATTGTCGAGGACGTTGCTGAAGGGCGTACCTGCTGCGGTCAGCGTACGCGTGCCGTTGACGGCCGAGCAACTGGCGACGACGAGACCGACGTTCGAGTCGTCCAACTGGTCAGACAGGATGCGGAGCGGGGCAGCCGTACCAGCCGTGATGCGGAGCGCGCCGTTCAGGAAGAAGTCGATGTCGGTGCCCGACTCGTCGTTCGTACGACGGAAGAGGCCCACGTCCGTGAAGGTGACAGTCCCACCCGTGATCGTCCCGGTGAGGGCGACCGTGAGCGAGAGGTCCGTGTTGCCGTTGACGTGGCGGACGTAGGTGTTCGCCGCGACGTTGGTGCCCGTCACGAGCATCCCGGCCGTGACCTGCGCGGTGCCACCGGAAGCGATGAAGCCCGCATCAGTCGAGGTCAGCTTCATGTCGCCGCTGGTGCCGTTGACCGTGTGCGTGACGCCGGTCGCGCCTAGTCGCACCATGCCGCTGCTGCCGACAACGTCAACGAGCGCCGAGGGAGCCACCGTGCCGAAGCCGAAGAAGCCCTGTGCTTCATCGAACGCCGCCTGCGTCTGCGCGGAGCCGAAGAAGATCAAGCCCTTCGTCGCGTTGGCCGTCGAGACGAGAGTGAGGTCGCCCGAGGCCGCCGTGTCACCCTTGGCGATCTGCCCGCCTGAACGGCCGGCAAGTAGGAAGTATCCCGACAGGTCGGGTGCGGGTAGAGGGTTGCCCGAGGAGTCAGGCACCTCACCGCGTACAACCGCCGCCGCTGCCTGAAACGACGACGTCGCGGCCCTGTTGAGGCGAGTGATCGCCTCGTAGAGCCACGGGGCGCAGTCGTCAGGGGTGCGGGGCGGATGTACGGGGATGAAGGCTGGCATCGGATTCCTCTACGTGGTGTTGCGGTTGGTGTCCGGGTAACCCTGCTCGCTGACCATGTAGGTGATCTGGTGCAACCGCATGTTGGTGCCGAGGTCGGCCCAAGTCAGCGTGTCACCGTTCGCGTCGAACGTGAGGGGAACCTTCTCGATCTGTAGCTCGAAGCCACGCCGGATGTTCGAGTTCACGATGCTGACGAGATCGCCAGCGAGCGTGGAGACGTAGTCCGTGCTGAGGCCCTTGACTGCCTCGCCGAGCCCGCTCCCTCGGATGCCGATTCCAATCGTGCCCGAGTCAACCGTGAGGGTGACACTGCCCGTGGTGTTGGCCGCCCGTGAGAGTGAGAGCGTAGCGACGTCGGTTACCACCGCGCAGATCGTGCCCGGATCAATGCCAGTACCCTTGACGCGGTAGCCGGCGATTGCGTTCACGAACGCGTTGGTGGGTGACGTGACCGTGGTGCTGTCCTTCGTCAGTGCGGACAGGGAGTACGTGAGTGAGTTCGACCCGTAGGGCGAGAACATCAGGTAGACCTTGTCGCCGAAGACGTCCCGGTCCATGCCCGCCGAGTAGATCTTGCGGGTGCGGATGAACGGGATGATCTGCACGTCCTGAACGGTGGCCTTGCCATCACCCTGCGTACTCGCCGTGGCCGTGTTGGTCACGCGGTAGCCCGTCGGGATGGTCGTGCCACTGTCTTCGAGGTAGACGAGGCCGTCGGTCTCCTGCCCAGTGAGCAGGTAGGCCGTGCCGTTGAGGTACGCCTCGCACGCACTGCGCGCCGAGACGACCGAGGGGCCAATGGCCGGAAGCTGGAACATGCCCTTCAGCTTGTCTTGCTGGTACGAGAAGTACATCACGCGCGTGTTACGCGAGTGCGTCGCACCAGCCGGGCAGTAGTAGAGCGCGAGCAGCTTCTGGCGCGGGTAGTTCTTGAGGACCGCCGACCCGAGCGCCGAGATCTTGACCGTGTTCTCCCAGTCGAGATCCATGTTGAGCGGGAGCGTCCAGATGCCGTTGCTGAGGAACATGCCCGACGTGGAGGCATAGGCCATGAAGACGCCGCGCCCCGGCATGTCGAACGTCGTCGCGCAGAGTGGACCGGGGATGCCGTGGTCCGTGGCGATGTCCTCGTGCGCGAGGCCCGAGGTCATGTCCGTGTCGGTCTCCCGAGGGAGGTACATGACGCGCTTGACCGTGTTCTCCAGCCCGACGAACAGGTTGCCGTTGAGCGCCCGGATGAAGGTGATCCTGTCGCGCTTGCGCGTGTTGAACGTCAGCCGGTAGGGCTTCGGGAACGCCTCCGGGTCGTCCGGCAGCGAGTAGCGAAGCGTGTTGATCTGGCTGAGGTCGTTCAGGACGAGGCAGCCTTGGAAGAAGTCGCCCGTGGTGCAGACCGGCGGGAGCAGCCGCGCCGGGTCCGAGACCGTGGCCCCGACCTGATCGCGGTACGTCACGACGCGGTACGCGGGCCCGTTGAAGTCGACGTTCACCGAGGTGTACCACACCTTGATGTAGACATCGTAGACGTCGAGCCGGACATTGGGCGAGCCCTGCTTCATGATGCCGAGTTCGACGGCGAGCGTCGAGGTGTCCGTGTTCGTCCACGCAACGCCGAGCAGGTCCATGGGGCCGCCGAAGGCGATGCCCGTCTGGATCATGGGGACGCCCCGTGACAGGAGGCTCGTCTGTCGGCCGCTGGCGGTCGCCATCAGCTTGATCCACAGGCCGGCGACGTTCGTCGAGCGTGCGTTGACGACGACTTGGATGCCGATGGGAACCTTGCTCGTATAGTCGACCGAGCCCACGACGCCCGTCGAGAAGCCGAAGGTCGTCAGCCGACTCGCACCGTCGGAGTAGACCGGCCAGTGCGTGCCGCCCGTCTGAACCGAGCCGTAGTCGAGGTCAGCCGCACCCGTAAGGTGGTCAGCATGGCTGAATGGCAACGCGTAGCCCGTGGCCGCAGCGAACGCGCCCGCGTACTTCTGCTGCGTGAGCGTCACGTCGGTCAGCGTGTAGGTCTGGCCGGCAGCGTAGGTCGTCATCGCGACAGTGGCGCACCGACGCATCGAGGCCAGCGAAGGCATGTCGGTGGCCGGTCCGTAGATGTAGATGCCCCAGTGGGTCGCGACGTAGCCGTCCTGACCGTTGTTCTGCACGGCCGGGAAGGTGATCGTGATCGTGTCCGAGGCCGGCGTGGTGATGGCCGCCGAGAGGGGCAGGCCCGCCCCACCCTGTGAGCCCGTATCGCCCGTGGCCGCGTTGTTGACGCCGAGATAAGCTCCCTCGATGATCTGGAGCTTCTGGATCGGGTCTTTGAGCGCCGTGGCGATGTCGCCGTTGGGCGAGTAGATCTCCGTGATGAGGAACCAGTAGTTGCCTGCGCCCTTCGTCAGGTTCCAGCCCGTGGTCTGGCCGGTGTTGACAGCGAGCGTCGGCGCGATGAGGACCGGCTTGAGGCCGACCGGGCGCGCACTGAGTGCCGGCAGAGTGGCAGCGACCGCAGAACGATCAGCCCACTCGACGGCACGGAGCGCGGACGTGGTCCCGTCCCACACGAAGTACTTGCGGGCGTTGAACTGGATCGCGTCGAGGATCTCGTTGCCGTTGTTGCCGAAGCCCACGGCGGTGCCGCAGGTGAAGACGGGCGTGTAGACCCCGTTGCCGCCCGAGGGCGCTGCGTTCAGCGTGGCCGTCTTGTAGTGGCCCGTGGTCCCGTCCTGATTCGAGACGGCCGTGACGTAGACGTTCGGGCCGATCGACGTGCCGATGACCCTCGCGCCGACGGCGGCGGCGAGGAACGGGTACTGCGTGAAGGTGAGCGTGACGGTGCCGTTGGTGGCAGACGTGTCGAGCGTGATGTTCGAGTTGTCCTGCACGGCCGAGACGCGAGTGCCAGCAGTGACGCCAGTGCCCGAGACGACCATGCCCACGACCACGTTGCCGAAGATCGCGGAGCCAGTGACGGCCGTGCCACTGATGGTGCAGGAGGCGATGACGAGGTTGGCGTCGAACGCTGTGCTCGTGACCGTCCCGACCCACCGTCCCTGACCGCCGACCTCAGCGGGCGTGAGCCCGGAGGTGGCCGTGAAGTCGGCCGCGTAGACGTGCGTATCCGGCGAGGCCGGATTCTGGCCCGAGGTCCACGTCGGAGAGCCATCCGTGCGCCGGCCAAGCATCAGGATCTGCTCGGTGAAGTTGCCGTCGAACGACAGTTGCTTGAGCCCTCGGATGTCGGCACCGATGACGGTTGAGGTGAGAGCCGTGCGGCCCGGCGCGCGCCAGATGGCCGGGTCCTTCTCACGGTAGAAGCAGTCGTCCGCGCGTTGGAGTTCGCCCGATTCGAGCATCGCGCCAACGCGAGCGGTGACGAGTCCGCCGTTCAGAAGTTCAGTGACTGCACGCATGGGTTACCTCAGTAGCGGTAAGGATCGAATGGACCGTTGCCCCAGATGGGCCGGTTGTAGTCGCCGACTTCGTACTGGGACTTGAGCCCACGGTCGAAGTCGTCGTCGTCCGTGACCTGCTCATCCTGTGCGACCGCACTGTCCGTGCCATCCTTCGACATGGCCGTGTAGCCCTGTGGATCGTCCTGCGCCCGCTTCGTCGCGAGGAGCAGCGAGCGGGCGTAGTCGAGGAACTGGTAGAGGAAGTCGTCGATCACGTCGACATACGTGCCGGTCGGGTTGAACGCCCGGTAGTAGCGGAGCATGAGCGTGTCGGTGCCATCAGGGGTTGAGTCGAACTTCAAGTGCTTCGTGCCGAAGTTCTGCGTCTCTTCCGAGTAGGCGTTGTACACACCGTAATCGGACGGCGTCCGCGACACGGTCTGGTCGACGAGCACGCGATCCCACCACCGCTGGTCGCGGAAGGTAAGCGTGCGCTTGTTCGTGGTGAGCGTGGCCGAGAACGGGGCGAAGAAGTCTAGTGGCAGGTTGTAGTCGTTGACGCCCGCCCTCACGGGGATGTTGACGCTCGTCTTCGTGAGCGTGACGGCGGACGACGCATCGGAAGTCTTGTCGAACGTGACGAGGTTGATGTTGCCCGACGTATCGCGCGTGTAACTTACGACCGTGATCGTCCCGGTGAAGTGCGCGTCGGCCGTGAACGTGTCGCCGATGTTGACCGCGTTCAGGATGCCCGTGGCTGTGGCCGGGTCGCCCACCTCGTGGACGTACGCCTGTCCACTGTGCGCGTGGACCGAGAGCGTCGTGTTGGCAACGCTCGTGTCCTTCAGGAGGAAGCGCCAGAACTTCTTGTTCTGCCAGTCCTGATACGCGCGAAGGATGGCCTCGCCGGCCATGTCGAGCGACTCCTGCGACTCTGCGCCACCGCCGATAATGCGGGCGACGTAGATCTTCGCGTTGACCGTGGTCATGCTCATGTGTTACCTCAATGCCGTACCGACCTTCTTGATCTGCTCGAAGGTGGGACGATGGATGACGGGAGCGCCGAGTTCGCGCCGTTGGCGTGCTCGTGTCTCCGCGTAGAAGTCGAAGAGTCCGGGGATCGTCGCTTTCGGCGTACGGTTCTCCATGACCCACTCTCGTGCGCCAGCAGCAAGGCGAGCGCGCAGAGCCACGTCCTCAATGAGGAGCGACAGCTTCTCCACGAACTCCGCAGGCGTGTTGAACAGGAGGCCCGTCTTGCCATCTTGGATCTCCCGGTAGGGCCCAGTGTTCTGCGCGAGGGTCGGTTCCGGCTTCCGCCACACGGAGCCTTCGTACCACTTGATGGCGGACTTGCAGGCGTTGAAGACGTTGTTCGCGAGGGGGCAGAGGTTGATGTCGATGTTCATGAGGCCGCGCTTCAGCTTGTACGCCTCGTACTCGACCCAGATGTGGTGCTCGATCTGCTCGGCGGGGATCACGTCGTGAATCCAGTGGAAGTACTCGCCGAAGATCACGAACTTCACCTTCGGGTACTTCTTCGCGATGGTGCCGAGCGCGTCGCGCAGCGGGTACCAGTCGATCCAGTGGCTCATGCCACCCTGCCAGAGGATGCGGATCTCGTCGTCCGTGCGGACGAGTTCGAGGTCCTCGTAGTCCTCGGGGACGATCGTGTTCGGGAAGAAGTAGGTGTTCGGGTTGCCGACCACGTCCTTGAAGTACTTGGCGAGCAGAGGCGAGGCGGCGGTGACGCCGTGCGCCTGCCGGATGATCTCGTGGCGCACCTTCATCTGCTGGAGGTTGCGCGCGATGTCCCAGACGCTGCCGTCGGAAGTCGTCTGCTGGTCGATGTACTCAGTGAGGTGCTTGCCCTTCGCGTCCTCGATCACGAGCCCGTCGCCCGGTTCGAGCAGCGACGTGTCGGGGTAGCCCCGAACGCCCATGCGCGCGAACTGCGTGTTGAACGGGTGGACGAAGTCGTTGTTATCGTCGTGGTCGTAGATGAGGGCCGGCGGGTAGATGGGCTCGCCAGCGCGCACCGAGGGCGCGATCTTCTTGTACGCGAGGAAGCGGTGGAGGAACGGCTCACCCGAGACCGCGTAGAACTGCGCCACGTCCGAGTGGACAAGCGCGAGGTTCGCGTCCTTCGTGTTCCCTCGCTCCTCGAAGACCTGAACCGAGGGTTCGATCACGGGGAGATGGCGGAACGGGACTTGGATGCGGTAGTACGAGCAGGCGTTGTGTTTCGTGCTGAGGTTGAGGGTCCACAGGTACACGGGGCCGCTCCTTCCTAGTTGAGGATGATCCGACCGCGCATGTCGCAGTCGATGCCCTGCTCGCGGAAGTAATCCACGAGGGCGTAGAAGAAGTCTTTGTTGAGTTCGACGTTCCCGCGTTCGGGGTTCGTCTTGTACAGCAGGCCGTCGTCCATCAGTTCGCCCTTCTCGTCGTAGCGGGCGAACATGTCGAGGATGAGCGTCCAGATGGCGGTGTCGAAGTTCGCGACGTGCTGAAACGTGCGCGTCGGGTCGAAGCCGCCGGTCTTCGTGTACTTCGCGAGGGTGGACAGGGCATCGGTCATGTTCTGCACCTCGCGCCGTGTCTCTGCCGTCGCCCTCAGGATCGGGACTCGCTCCTGAGCGAGCTTGGTAGCATCGCCCAGAAGTCCGAGTTCCGCCTTGTGGCGACTCTTGATGCGAGCGATCTTAAAGTCACCGCTGCTCATGAGTTACGCTCCCTTCACCTTCTTGAGGTTGGGGTTGGCCTTCTTGGCCTTCGCACTGGCGTTCTGGGCGGCCGCTGCGATGATCGCCTTGCCGTGCGCGAGGGACTCGCCCTCGCCCGCAGCCGCGTTCTCCGCAGCAGCCTCGAAGCCGATGTGCTTCGTCGGATTGCCACGCTTCCCTGCCATGTTACTTCTTCCCCTTCTTGGCCTTCTTGTCGGCCGCGTCGGGCTTGCCCTTCTCGGCCTTCTCCATGGCTGCGCTTTCTCCCTCGGCTTTCGCTTCCTTCAGGAAGGAGAGGGGGTTCTTGCGGGCCATTACTTCTTGCTCGCGGAGGGGTTGCCCACCTGCTGCGAGATGACGGTCTTCTTGCCGACCGGCACGCGCATCTTGGCAGGATTCCCACCGTCCACGACCGCATCGTTCGCGATCGGGTTCACGACCTTCTGCGACAGCACCTTCGAGCGGAGTGGCTGCTCGATCGGGTTACCACGCTTGCTTCCCATGTTCACCTCAGTCCTTGCAACCCTTCATTGCGGAGTGCAGGTTGTCGATGTGTTTCCGAGCCAACTTGGCCTCGGGCTGTTCACTGCCGAGGGCCTTCGGGAGGAGCTTCTCGCCCCCGTTCGACCACGGCTTACGGATCTTGTCGCCAAGCTGGTGCAGGGCATCGTGCATCTCCGAGAGCTTCTTCTGATGCGGATCTTGCTCGATGCTGTCCATGCTGGCGATCGGGTTCTTGCGGGACTTCGCCATCAGTCCTCCGCGTCCGGTGCCGGCTGCTGCTTGTTGGCCTTGCGGGCCCGCTGCACAGCAACCTTCGCCGTCGTCTTGTTCTTCGCCTGAGCGACGTAGTCGCTCTCGGTCTTGTCCATCTTCGGGCCGGGCGACAGCGTCTTCTTCATGTCGTCGTCGACGCCGCCGCTGTCGTATGGAGCCGCGTAGCCGGCCGCCTTCGCGATCGGATTGCCGCGCGCCATTAGCCGGCCGCCCCCGGCATCGCAGGCGTCGGGCTCGACGTGGGCGTCGGGGCCTTGGAACGCATGTCTTTGCCGTTCGCGAACGGAGCCTGCACGGCCGACGGGTTGTCCCCATCGTTCGTCTTCATGCTCACGTCCGGCATGTCGTTGGCCTTCTCCTTCGCCGCGACATTCACGCCGCTCGGCAGGGGAAGGTTGTCCACGCCATCCACGGGAGCCGGCATGTTGACCGACGTACCGCTGATGGTGGGGTTCTTGCGCTGTGCCATGTTGTACCTCGAAAGCAGAAAGGGGCGGCGAAAGGTCTCGCCCTCCACCGCCCCCACTGTTGTACGTCGACGTTAGCTGACCGCCGACTTGTTGTTCACCGAGATCATGCGGCCGTTGGCCTTCTCGTTCAGGACCTCCAGCGTGACCTCGCCCACGACCAGACCAGCGACGGAATCACCGCGCTTGCCCACCAACTCGTGGTGGACAGGACGCAGCCACGCGAGCCGGTTGATCGCACGCGACAGGAAGAACATCTGCCCGCCCGTGTTGGTCGCCGACGCGGTCGCCGTGGTCGTGTTGGTGCTCTCCGGCACCCAACGATCGAGCACGATCTGGATCAGACCGAAATCCGAATCGTAGAAGTCGATCGCGCCGACCAGCTTCTTGTCCACCGCCGCGATGTTGCGCGCGTGCGGGGTGCCAGCAGCCGCACCCGGAACCGTGAACGCACTCACCTGACGCTTGACGCGCGGGGAGACGTACACCTGCTCGGGATTGCCACCAGCCACGTAGATGCTGTTCAGCATGTCCGCGAAGTCACCGACGGCCAACTGCCCATCGTGCGTCGCGTCACCGGGAGCGGTCCCGGCGTTGCTGCCCGCGTACGCCGTGTTGGTCGCGATGAAGGCCTGAAGACCCTTCATGACACGAGCCGCAGCGGAGGTACCGGTCGCGGTGCTCAGGGCACCGAAGACGCAGGTCTCCAGCTTCACAGCGAGTTCCTTCACCGCCTTCTGCACTTCGTAGGCGTACTGATCCGCGAAGCCAGCGGTGTCGACGGCGCGCTGCGACTCCGACAGCCCGATGTCCTTACGCAGGATCATCGTGATGTTGAAGATACGGCTCGGCGCGGTCGTGGTGGACAGCGACCAGTCGGCACCTTCGACAGCACCCGTCCCGTCCTGCGCGGACAGCGTGTCGATGAGCCACTGGTGGTAGATGTGCCGGCAGGCGACCTTGGGTGCCTGCGACACGAACGGCGTGTCGTACGGGGAGATGTTGGTGATCTGCTCCAGCAAGTCCTCACGAGCGACGCCACTCTTCAGGTCCGAGCCATCGAAGGCATACGAACCGAAGTTGAACGTGGTCATGTTGTTGTTCCCTCGCCCCATTGGGGGGCGTGTGGTGGTACTGCGTTGACCCTTTCTCCAGCGTTATTGCTGGTTGAGGAAACCAAGTGACGGGCCGATGACCATCTTGCGGAACGCCATAGCGCCCGGACTGCCGGGGGCTTCACCCTCACGGCGCATCCGTTCGCGGGCGGACTCGATCTCCTCGCGGGAGGCTCCAGTCGCACCCTTGTTCTCGTGGGCACCTGCACCGCCTGCGGAACCGCTGATGACGCCCGCATCTTTGCGTGCGATCTTCAACTGCTCCTGACGGACCTGTTCACGCGCGGCGAGATCGGCCTCCGTGGCCTCCGCCTTGGCATGATCGGATGCGGCAACCTGTGCGCCGTGGGCTCGCTCGAAGCTCACCCATGCGTGCTCGGTTGCGCCCTGCCGATCCCCCTGCGCCAGCAGTGCTTGCACTGCGCGCTTGACCAGCGGGTCGCTGTCGATGAAGACTGCGACCTCCTCGGAGAAGCGTTCGGCGTTCGGGTGTTTCTCCTTCATGTAGGAGTCCACCTGCCGCCAAGCCGCCCTGTCCGCATCACCCGCTGTGTCGCGGGCCGCGAACCTCTCCTCCACCTTCCAGTTGGCCGTCGCCTCGGCGAGTTCGCGGCTCGCCTTGCTCAACAGCTTCGAGGATTCCACGTCGAGAACGCCACCGCTCTCGCTGATGTCCGACAGCACCTTGTCGTACCGTACCTGTGCAGCATCGACGGCCGCCTGCGAAGCGAGCGTCGTCTGAACGGGCTGTGGAGCGACTGCGGCGGGGGCCGCAGCCGGGGGGTTGGCGAAGCGCGCTTCGAGGGAACGGACCTGCTCTGCGAGCCGATCACGCTCCGCGAGGGCGTCCTTCGCCATGTGTGTGAGGTGAACTCCACCCTTGATCGCTTCCTTCACGTCGACGTACTTGCCCGCGATGAGACCCGTCTTGGGGTCCCGCAGGGCTTCGTAGCCGGCGATCAGGTCGTCGAGACTGGGGTTGTCCGCCTTGGTCCTGTCGGTCGCAGCCGCCTTAGCCGCAGCAGGCGCGGGTTGTCCGCCCTGTGCAGGAGTCGCTGGTGTTGCCGCAGTTCCGGGTGCGCCTTCGTTGCCGGGTAGTCCGTCGACGAAAGCATTGATCTCTGCCTGTGATGCCTTCCCCTGTCGGCCGCCGTTGGCAGCGATGGGGATGATGACGTCGGGCACGACAATCGTACGCAACAGATGTTCGTGCAGTGCTGCCTCTTCTCTGGACTGTGCCACGTTGTTCTCCTTGAGGGGTCGTCCCTCAGTTGGAGTTACTTGCCCCGCTTCCGGCGTGTGCCGGCCAGAGGGTTGCGGTCGCCGCCGGACACGTATGTCCCGCCGTGCTCCGCCTCGTTGGCCTTCTCCGAGAGGAAGATGGCCTTCTCCTGCGCGGACCCGTGCTTCACGATGGGGCCGTTCTTGCTGCCGGAGTGTAGCTCGCCGGCCTTGCCTTTCTTGAAGACTTCATTGCTTGGCATGTTACCTGTTCTCCGAGCCGGGCTGGTCACCGGGCTTCGCCTTCTTGGTGACCGCCGACTGGCGCGTCACGAGGGGCATCGGACCGATCATCTTCGACTTCGGTGCCATGCCCGCTGACGTGCGCCGGTTCTCGGCGAGATTGGTGAGGTCGCCCGCGACCATGTTGTAGCCGGATCGCCGGGCCATCTCTGCCATGTCTTCGGTGCTCGACACCTGATGAGCAGCGAAGTTCTGGGCGGGGTTGTTGCGTGCTCGTGCCATCAGTACTCTTCGGGGTCTGCTTCGCCCTCGTTCGGTGTGGACGGCTGATTGATGCCGACCACTGGCTTGACGCCGCCCGCGTTGCGGCGAGCGTCGTAGAGTTGATCGTTGGACATCGACTGGAGCATCGCTTCGTGGATGCGTTCCATCGACGTCTCGTGGATCAGGAGCGAGAAGAACTTCAGGAGTCCCTCGCCGAAGCAGACGCCGCCCGCGAGGAACTCATCGGGATAGCGATCCTGCCGCTCGCGCGAGCGGTCCTTCCACATCGCGTTCATGCTCGCGATGATCGAGAGCATGTAGGGCTTGAAACTGTCGTCGTACGCCGGGCTGTTGAGCACGAACTCGATCTGACCGAGTTGACGCTCATCCAGCCGGCGAAGATCGAACATCTCGCGGAAGTCACCGCGTTGTCCTGCCATGGTCTACTCCTTTCAGGAGTGGTTCAACGCCGTCATCATCATCGCGTTCTTGCCGATGTCAGGCGGGTTGAGCATGGAAGCCGGTGCGCCCATGCCGGCCGGCGCGCCTGTCGGCATGCCGGGTACGGCTGAAGGACCGCCGTTGGCGATCTGGCCTGAAGTCGGGATGCCCGCGAGACCTGCCGGACCACCCGCGCTCTGTGCCAGCGCCGCAAGCTGCGGGTTCTGGGTGAAGATGTCGTTGATCGAGGGGACCTCGAACACGCGGAAGATGCCACGGAAGAAGTTCACCGCGTTGATCTGACCCATCAGCGACTGCCCTAGGGGGCTCGACAGAGCTTGCAGGAGCGACAGCAGGTTCTGCTGCTGCATCTGCTTGCTGAGGCCCATCGTCGCGCCCATCGCCCGCGCTTGGTAGCTCGGGAACAGGTCGTAGCCGCTGAGGATCTCCCTCGACGCCGGGATCGGCATGTTGGTGTCGGGGTCCAACTGCGCGCCGTCCCCGAGGATCATCACCTCGATGGGCGGCTCAAGGAACTGCTTCGAGAGCGCGCTGAACATGTTCGCCAGTGGCTCCAACATGGTCTCTTCATAGATGCGCGACTCCAGCATCAGGCGGGTGCCAGCAGCCTCGCGCCGGCCCACGAACTCGCGGGCGGTCTGGCGGCTGTCGGAACCGAGGCCCATGACGGCGTCGTCGACGAGGCCCGTGCCCATCTGGGCGAACTCGCGGACCTGTGCGATCTTGTTGTCGGCCACGGTGAGGCCCGACATGTCGTGACCCATCGGCATGATCGCCTGCGACGGGTTGCCGTTCAGGCCGATGAAACGGCCGGGGCGGCTGTAGAGGTTGCGCGTGATGAGGCCAGCGCCACGATCGTAGAACCACATCGGGTCGATCATCAGATCGGCCGCGTCGAGGCTCTGGTTCAGGTAGCGGTTTCCGACGATCTGGAGCTTCTCGATGATCTCGGCCTTGCCCGGCGCGTAGAAGTAGTGCGGGTCAGGCGTCGGCGAGAAGGCGAGGAACGGCAGCCGCCCGTGGTTGTACGGGTTCGGCCGGTTCCGCATCACGTAGCGGCGATTGGCAACAGTGACGACGCGGTTCAGGTCGCCGTCAGGCGAAAGCTCCGAGGGCACACGGCCCCAGAACTCAAGGATCTCGATCGGGCGGGCGTACTTGTCCATGTAGCGCGCGGTCTCGTCGTCCATGCCCGTGCGGACTTGGAAGCGACGGATCGAGGTGACGAGTTCGGAGTTGCCGCCACCGATTGCTCCCTCGCGCTCCATACGGGCCACTTCGGACTTGTCGAACGTGCCGATCTCCGCGAGGTAGCGGATGTCGTCGAGGTCGAGGAAGTAGCGGCGGACGACCCACTTCATGTCGCGCAGACGCGAGACGGCCGGCTGCGGGAAGAAGTCGAGGAGGTCGACCATGATGGACTCGGGGCCGTCGAACATGACGACCTTGCCCTTGCGGATGTGGCGAACGACCTTGCCCGAGAGGGGCATGCGGTCGATCTGCTCCATGATCCGGGTCTGCTCGTCGCGCTTCCAGCCCACCTGCATCACGGCCACGCCGTAGAGGCCAGAGGCCACGAGGAGATCCACCTGCTTCAGGAAGGCGCTGTCGTCCTTCATCTGCGCGGCGTTCAGGGCCTCCTGCTTCTGCGCGGTCTTCCGGTCATCCGGGCCATAGCCCATGAAGTTGACGGGAGGATACGAGGAGAGCGAGGCTGCGGCCTTGCGCGCTGCGTCGGCCCACAGGGCGCTGAAGATCAGCGGGATGTGGACGTTGTTCTTGTGTGGGTGGAAGCGGCCAGACCACGAGCCACGCCAGAGGTCGTAGAGCCGGGGCCACTTGGAGCGGATGCCGTTGAACTGCGACTCGGAGTAGCGCAGGCAGTCGATGACCATGTTCGCCATCTGCTGCTTGTAGGCGTAGTCGGACGGCTCGCGCTGAATGGCAAGAGCAGAGATCATGTAGCCCTCTTGAAGTCGGCCGGAAGCGGCAGACGTGTGTATCCGCCGGGTCCGATGAGGCCGTCGGTTTCGACGATCTTCATGAACAGGTCGAAGGTCAGGTGAACGTCGTCACCGCAGTAGCGGAAGAGCTTGCCGAACCGGCCCGTGCGGGCGAGTTCCTTGGCGTTGCCGCCATGCTCGATCTTCCCTCGGCCGAGGTTGCGGCGAGAGATGCGGTCCAGCGTGAGGTCGCCCTTGCCGGTCTTGATGCCGCGCTTGGCGCAGGCACCGGAGAGGGCCTCGAAGATGTCGAAGTGCTTGCGGACGCGCAGGGCCCGACGGGCCAACCCCTCCATGACGGGCAGGTCGAAGCCCACGGAGTTGAAGCCGACGAGGAGGTCGGCCTGCTCGATGTGGCGGGCGCACGCTTCGACCTCATGGTCGTCGTATGCGTAGAGCCACTGATCGCGTGTGTCGTACAGCACGATAGCGGACGCGCCCCCCTTGCCCTGCCGGAGGAGTTCCCACCCGTGCTCCTTGTCCTTGGGGTCGAGGTCCTCAGCCCAGAGGCGGGACTCGATGTCGAACACGATGACGCGCATGGGCGTCCTTTCTGCGAGAGGAATGGAGGGGGCCGGCCGGAGTCACCGAGCGGCTGACGAGGCAGCTTCACGTCGCGCCCGAAGGCGCGGGAGAACCAGCCCACCTCACACTTACTTCAGTGGCTTCGACCCCCACCCTTGGTACCACGACGCTTCGTCGCCAGTACCGGCCGTGAAGCCCGAGGGGAGGAAGAAGTAGTTGTTCATCTGGCCGCTCAACTTGGGCGGCGAGGAACCGTTGTGCTCCCAGTTGCGGGTGCCGGGGACGAGTGCCCCGGCCATCGTGACGCTGGCCGCGCCGGCTTGGTTGTTCGCCGCCATGTCAGCCGACCGTGATGTCGATCGTGTAGGCGATCGTATCGGTAGCGATGACGTGGACGGGAGTGAACACCTCCCGGTACAGCATGTTCGTCATGACGTCGACGTCGAAGAGGGCGACCTCAGCGATGTCCGCTGTGCCACTGGCCGTGATCGTCTTCGTGACGCGGTACTTGACCGAGCCCGAGACGGCGTTGACGCCAACCCACGCCTTGCCCGCGTTCAGATCGACCGCAGCCACGAGGGCGGTGTCGCCCACTGCGGGCGTGGTCGTGCCCGTGCCATGTGCGAGATACTTCGCCACGTTGGCCGTGACCATCGCCGCAGCGATGAGGCCCTTGCCGACCGTGGTGACTACTGCTCCGTTTGCCATGCTAACCTCTGCGCCGGCTCTCGCGGTTCCAGAGCCACAGGCGGATGCGGGCCACGAGGCGTTCGCCCCAGTGACCACCTTTGACGACTCCGATCTTGCGGGTGATGTTCCCGCGTGTCACGGAGATGCTGATGCGTGCTCTGGTCTTCATACGGGTTCCCTCGGTGGAATCCACCCGTCCTCCTCGAAGCCACGGACGCCGTCGTCGAGGTAACCGGAAGCCCGGAGTTCATCGCGCTCGGCCATCATGGTGAGGAGTTCATCGTTCGTCATGGGCTTGCCCATGTTCTTCAGGTCGTCGTCCCACGGGCGACGGACCGTTGTTCCCTCGTCCTGCACGAGGCCGGGGTCCGTGGTAGGCGGTCGCCACAGTTTCGGGGCGAAGCCGTCAGCCGCTGCATCGGCAAGGTCGTCGTGTGAGACCGTGTCAACCTTGAGGATCTGGTTGACCATCTTCCGCACGATCGGCGTCACGATGAAGTGAGGGCACTGCACGTAGACGAGCTTGTTTGTCTTCGGGTCGAGCACGGGAGGCGGGCACTTGCACTCACCCCTGTTGAGGAGGATGCGCGCGTAGCCGCCCTGCCAGTGACCGGCCGCCGTACGGATGCGGGACTTCTTGTCCTTGGTACGGTTGAACTGCATGAACTGGTCATCGCCGAAGTTGAAGCCGGCGGTGCGAAGGAGGCCGAGGATACGGTTCTTGTAGACGCCCTCTTTGCCACCCGGCTCGGTCTCGTCCGTGATCGCGCGAATGAAGATGCCGCGACGGCGGAGGTTGACGAGGACGGCAATCAGTTCCTTGTTGAAGTCCTCTTCGCGCCACTCGTTCGAGGCGCGGAGGAGTTCGGTGTCGAGGTAGAGCACGCCGTTGTTACGGGCGTCCTTCAGCCAGACCACGATTACAGAGTCGTCACCGCGCCCGATGTTCTCCTTGTTCTTGAACGCCGTGTCGATGTGGACGGTTGCCCACTCGACCGTCACGTCCCAGATGAAGTCCGGGTAGGAGACGTAGAGCCACGGGATCTGCCCCTCGACGAGCGGAGCGTGCTCCGATGCGCCGGGGTTGTTCTGCTGCTGGCCTGCGAACTCCTCGGCGTTGATGCGCTTGCGTCGCGCGATCTCGGCCACGGTCCACATCTTCGGGTGCGTCGGCAGGCCGGTGGTCTCGTCCTCGGTCTGCCAGAAGAAGACGTGCCAGATGCCTTGGCCGAAGGGCACCTTGTCGAACATCGACATGTGCGGGCAGGGCATGCCGGTCCACGAGGCGACGCCGTCCTCGTGCATGTGGTAGCCCGCGACGTCGTCGTCGAGGTACCGGGTGCATGTGAGGACACGGAGTCCGTTACGGTGGAGCGCGTTGGCCGACGACATGAAGGCTGACTTCTGCCCTCGCAGGTAGGCCGAGCGGTCCTTCTTCAGCTTCTCCTGTTCGAGCGGGTCATCCCAGAAAGACTGGCGCGGGTGGTAGCCCGTCGCGCCGATGCCGGCGGACGAGGCGTCGAACGAGGGCTCGCCGATGTTGCGGGCGCGCCGATAGGAGTGCTTGATGAATGACTTGGTGCGCTCCTGCGCGCCAGTCACCCAGTCGCCGTAGAGCCATACGAACCACGAATCCGGGTCGTGGTTCTTCCCCCCACCGCAGACTGCAAGGATGGAACCGAGAATGTCACCGGACAGTTCGTCGGTCGCAGACTGGATGAGGGTCGTCATGTCGGGGTCGTTCAGGTGCGACCACAACGACCCGGCTTTGGTCGATGAGACCGTCTTCCCGAAGCCACGCGGCAGGAGGGAGATCAGGTTGTACTGCTCGGGGATGCCAGCGAGGGCATGAGCCTTCCACTGGAGCAGGTGAGTCTGGAGCCATGTGGTGTACGGGATGTGGAGCGGCTCGTACAGCCACTGGGGCTCTGCGGGATGCGACGCGAGGTAGTGCTCCGCGCCCCATGCGTGGCGGAGGAAGTGCCACAGGGAGTGCGGGTGCGTCGACCGCATGGGGTTTACATGCCACGCTTCCGGCGCGCAGATTGCCCGCCAGAGGACCCTCTCGGCTTCCATGTCCCAGTCTTGACGAAGCGCAGAAACTTGAGCCACTGGAACCTCCCTCGGCTGATGACGCCGTGCTCGAACGCTATCTCGGGCGTGAGGAGCACCATGTCCGGCTTCGCGCCGTTCTGGTAGATGTCTTCGAGGTGGTTGGTGAGTTCGCGCTCCCAGAGGGTGCGGACCGTGGGCATCTCACCGATGGTGAAGCCGAGGCGATGGAGTTCGTCGCCGTTGAGGAGCGCGCCGTGTTCGCCGTCGTCCGTGACGATGCCACGGGCTTCCATCTCGCCCGCGATGCGGAGGCGCTCCTTGCGGCGGTACTCGTCCCAGTACTTCATGGTCGCTTCGGCGTCGGAGGCGTCGGGGACGTCCGACTTGGCCTTGCGCTGTTGCAGGCGCGTGGAGATCAGCGCCGGCATGTCGTACTCACGGGGGTCGAGGCCCATGTCAGGCTCCTTTCGGAGGAGTGGGGATCACGCCACGGGTGGCGGAGAAGTCACGAGGGTCGACGCGGTTCGCGAAGACTGAGTGGGCGCGGGCCTGCCGCGACATGCGCTCGGCGTACATGATCTCGGACTCGGACGCGGTCGGGTTCTCGGCGGCATACACCTTGCCACCTTCCTTGCCCGCTGTGTCACAGGTGCCACACCATGGGGCGGCGAACTCGGACATCGGCTTCGGCGCACCGCAGATGGCGCAGTTGGCGGAGAGTGGGCTCACCGGGTCACCTCGTTGGCGTCACGCCACGCGGTGTTGAGCGTGCCGGAGGCGCGTTGGCCGATGATGCCGGCGTGGAGCGAGACGATGTTCTGCCACTTGGTCTCGCCGACCATCCGCTCGATGCGCTCGTTCTGCCAGTTGAACGTGTTCACCCACATGATGAGCCGACACAGGCGGATGGTCCGCTCGGGGCCAAGCAGGAGTTGCTCGACGAGGCCGGGCAGCGGACGCGAGGGAATGGGGAAGACGGTGGAGACGGGCGACATGCGGTCCTCGCGGACCTTGGGGTCGTCGAACTGCTCCTTCGTCCACTCGGCTGAGGCCCAAGGGGCGACGAGTGCGACGTACTGCTGCATGGCTTTCACGGCGGGGTTCATTAGAGACTCCTTTCGTTGGGCTCCACAGGGCCCTCGCCGAGCGTGATGTCGAGGGCGCGGGTGATCCATGGAGCATCAATGCCCCAGAGGACATCCGGGGAGGGGGCGAGCTTCTTGTCGCGCTCGCGCGCGGCAACTCGGACGACCCGATGGATGTGGACGTCGTCGTTGTGTTCGACCACGAACATCAGGATGCCCTTGGCGTTCGTGTACCAGTACATCTTGTTCGGTTCGCACCAGCAGTCGGTCGAGTCGCGATGACCGCTGTCGGCGAGGCAGATGTGGACTTCGTTGCGTCGTTCCATCTTCATCCGGCCTCCTTGTCGGAGTCGATGAGCTTCGCGTTGATCGCCTCGGTCCACAAGGACACGCGCTTCGGTGACTTGCGGATGTAGGCGACCATGTGTGCGTCCATGGCGAGCGCGAGGACCTCGTCGAGATCGTCCTTGAAGCGCCCGAGCGACATGGGGTAGACCATGACGTGGAGCAGTTCGTGGACGACCGTGCCAATGTGGTCGACGTTGCCCGTCTGCTGGTTCGCATCGACCTTGATCTTGATGTCGGTCGGCGGGAAGATCTCGTTCCAGAGGTTGTGCCCCTGTTGCGCGGTCATGTGCTGGTAGGTGAGCGTGACTTCAGGGTGCCGGAGAAGCTCCAGCATCACCCGGTGTAGCGACTGCGTTGACAGCGGATACGAGCCCTTCATCGGGGAGGCCACGACATGCGGCTCGGGATGTCCATCGGGACACCGTCCACGATGTGGCGTGCTCGGCGCGCTGTGTACTCGCGCGCGCTGATGAACTCGATGTCAGGCCCCTGCGGTGGGGCGTCCTTCAGTTGCTGGAAGAACCGGTCCAGCGTCTCCGGTGTGAGCTTGGCTTCCATCGGCTTCCTCCCTCGCTTCGAGGCGGGATGAGAGAGCCCTGACGACGTCGGCGGCCGGGTAGGAGGCGAAGAGCACCTCGACTACGAAGTCGACATCGGCGATCGACGAGGTCAGGTCCTTGTAGCGGTCGAAGGCCATGGCGCGCGTGAGGGGCGGGCCGGGGCCGAGGTCACGGATCTTGACGGCATCGCGGAGCTTGCCCCACTGGACGGAGGCGCTCATGCGCGTGTCGGCGTGGAGCTTGGGGTCGAAAGCGAAGCGGATGCACTGCTTGAGCATGCGCTTCTGGACTTCGTCGTCGTCGAGGTCTTCGAGGAGCGACATGTCAGCGAGCGCCATCATGGCGTCATGGTCGAGCATCCCCGAGGGCGGGGCCGGCTCGGCCGGCGTGGCGTCGGGCAGGACGGAGGCCGCCTTGCGCGAGGGCGCGAGCTTGCCCTCCTCGACGAGCCCCTTGCGCGCGATGGCGATGAGGGCGACCGAACAACCAGTGCCGGCTGCCTGCTGCTCCTTCGACTCGTCGGGGTGCGCGAGGATGTAGAGCCGGGCCTTCTGGAGCTTCGTCTGAGGGGCCACAGGAACTCCTTGCAAAGGTTTGACGTTAGATACGTCCGAGTATATGGGCGGGACAGGGGCTGCCCACAATGTCGTAACATTCGGGCGGGTCACTGGGGGCCCTTGCTGGCACGCATCTTGCTTGGGCAAGGACCATGCCACGCTGCTGGCACGCTCTATGCGTAGAGCAAGGCCCGTGCCACAGGTCGGTGGGTAACTCTAGTGTACCACGTTCCACCTTGCAACGCCCCCCGCATGCGCCACGAAGCGTGTTACCACACGCAATGAGCCCGGCGGGCGGAGCGCGGGATGCCGGTGTGTCCATCCTGACACGGTCAGTTTCTAGCCGCTCCTCCCTCGCTGGCCCTGTCCGGGCAGAAGTGCCCTAACCCCATGGCGCACAAGCACTTAGACCATTCGCTCCCAGACGCTCTAGGATGCCCCACAATCGCGTCGGCCCCCCTCCGAGGATGGCCGCACGGGGATTTACCTAAGTCGTTGTCGCCCATGCATTTACGCCATTCGAGCCCGCTGGCGCTCGCCCGTCTCCGGGCATCCTAGGAGGCCGAGAACGCCCTCTCATTGACAACGCCTACACAAAACCGTTTCACTCTGCACCACTGTGGCAACTTTGACACATGGACGCGCGAAACGCCTCGGGCGTTCTGCCCCGAAACACGTTGCGCTTTGCCCCAATCTGTGAGATGCTCCTCCTGTAAGTCATTGTGCTGCAACGTGACAATCGTGGCACACGGATTGCACTGTTCCATGGTGGTAGCACGGTCGCCGGTCCGAAACCGGCGCGCGACACCGGAACGCACCGGCAGCCCGCCCTGATAACCGTATCTCGGTGGACGGCAA